AACTTATCGCCTTTATTCAGTATCTGGTCTGGTTTTGGCTTGCTAGAAGCGTTGTTCTGATTCAGATACCCTTTTACCTTGCTGACGAATTTCGCCCAGCTGTAAGGCTTGTTGGCACGTATCTGGCTAGGACAGTTTTTTCCGGACCAGTCATGATGCTGGTACAGGCTCTGATGATCAAGCCCCTGTGCTTTCAGCAGCTTCGCAGCCAGCCATGCAGCGTTATCGGTAGCTAGCTCCAGATTGCTATCCGGATTGACACAGATCTCGATTGCGATGGTAGTCATGTTACCATTACCGTATCCATCACCGGCATGCCAGGCTACCTCATTGTCTGGGATGGACTGCGTGATCATTTTATCATCTACAGCATAGTGCCAAGATGCCTGCAGCGTGGATCCGCTGTTCTGCAGATACGTTCCGTGGTTCTTAGCTCCAGCTCCTGCCTTAAAGTTATCTGTGTTGTGGATAGTGACTCCACCATTCTTCGTTCTCTTGATACCGCTTCTTGCCCCGCTATAGATTACGGGTGCTAACATCTTTGTGATTTCCATTATTCTTCATCCTCGCTTTCCATTTGATCAAAGACACCTTTCTCTAGGCATCTTTGATATGTTTTCTCTATATAGGCATATTCAGCGTCGAGTACGCCGTTTTGTATATCATGCTTTTTGATTAATGCGTGATATTTTGTATTGATTTCCACGATATGGTGAAATTCATCCTTTGTATGTCTGCGGTGATTCCTGCATGAATTTGCAAAATCCATTATTTCATACCGGATGCGATCAATTTCATTCTGATCGACTGTTCTGCTTAACTCACAAAGGCTCTTTCTCATATCTCCGTTGAGCTGCTGCCCTATCCATTTAAACAGCCATGTCCAGGGATTTACCTTTATTGGTGCTACCTGTATGACAACGGATCCAGCAAGCAACATGAGCAGCTTAGTTAAATCATCCATGCACTACTCCTGCGGCATATCCAATTCTGGCAGGCCGGCCACTGAGGTGAGCATGGATAATACTCCGGCCAATACTGTTGCAGATGCCACATAAGGCCAGTCTACCTGCCCCATAGCTGCAGCTGCGCCAATGCCAGCGATACCCGCCTGCGCCATAGTCTTTAATGCTCGCATTCCTGCAGCTCGTCCCCATTTCTTCCAGTCGTATTTCATTGTGATTCTCCTTTCCGCCATTCTTGGCAATATGTAAGGCGTTTAACGCACGCCCATGCGAGATACTTGGATTACCCCCTATCCGGCTTTTATTTCTTCAGCCTGTTTCTTTGTTATCATCCCACCGGCTACAAATATTTCCAGATCACTGTCTTTATAGATTCCGGCATCATAAAACTCTTTGATCCAGCGATACATCATGCTGTATCACCTGCCTTCAGCTTTGCTAATTCAAGCAGGACTGCAGCATTGAATCTTTCCTGCTCAGACAATTCCGGCTCGACAGGTGGAAAAAACTCTTGTTTTTCCTCTTCTGTCAATAGAACAGCATTTCCATTCAACAGTCTGTAATTATATCTTCCCTGCTCATCCATCAATCCAGATTCCAGATAATTACCTTGTGCATGAGCATATCTGTCACCCTCACCTTCGTCGGTCAACATGTAACCTTCTATTGATTCCAGAAAGATATCACTGTTGATTTCCGTTATTACACAGTTTGCATCTGTCTTAGCATAAACTTTTGTCATGTTTTTCCTCCTTAATAGATTTCTGCATCAGCCCAATATTTTCTTCCGTACACTCTAATCATTCCTGCTGCAGAGGCAGTGAAACTGAATAGTATATGATCTGTAAATGCTGAATACGTAATTCTCTCACCAGTGAGATTAGACATTGTTCCGCCTACACTCAATGTCAATGTCGGAGCTATTCGCATGTCAATAGGGACGGACATCATATTAGAAAATGAATTTGATGCAGCGTTTATCGTGTAATCAACATATATGTATCTACCATATCTTTTGCAAAGCATCAGTTCCTCTGCATATGGTCTTGGGACAAGCGGTGTCGCAATCTCTCCAAGCTCTAATTTCGCATAATCTATATATACGTCTGAGGTTATACCCGGTGAAGAGATTATTATCTGCAAAGATTTGACATCATCGAAATCTGCATCATTCGCTACATCAAATGTCATCTTCGTGATCGTATATTTGTTTGCTGAAATCGTGTGTATCTTTTTCGCTAGCGATACAGATGGTTTATCACTCGAATTATACAAGATCGTTGCTGATGTACTGATTTCTTGTACATTGCTCGATATTATTTTCACGCTCAATGTCAATTTCTTTCCTAAGATTTTACGTATAATAGAATTATTCAATTCTACATGTTGAAATATCAAAAACTTACATTCACCACTAGTCGATGAAATTTTCATCCTTCTACTACTATTAGTTATAGTGTATGGCACATATCCATCAGAAGCATTCATATAAGCAATCCATCTGTCTGCTGTATACATCCTATTGCTAGTTATATTAAATTCATTTCCTCTTTGCCAGACTTGGAAATCTCCATTGATCAACAGATTAGGATTGCCGATCTGTAATAAATAATCGTATAGTTCTTTACCCTTTGGTGCAGATAATGCGTATGTTGGATCTAAGGTTGTAAAGTTATCTGCTACATTTACTTGACCTGGATCACCCTTGTCACCTTTAGGACCAGTAGCTCCCTGTGCGGCCATCTTCACCCAGTAGGTCGCATTAGTTGGCATAATCGTTGTTGACGATGTATGTGACTTTAAACACCCATACATTGCGCCACTATAGGCCACTGTATCGATCTGTGTGCTATCACACTTATATGCCTTCCCTGATGCCCAAGCTCCCTGATTTTTGTATGACGTCCCCTGTACGCCTTGTGCTCCGGTCGGTCCCTGCGCACCGGTGTTACCTTTTACTCCTTGAATCCCCTGCTCACCTTTATCCCCCTTATCTCCTTTGTCGCCTTTCGGGCCTTTAAAATTACCTACCAATACCTTTGGCATATCGTCACCTCCTAATCTGGGATAACCATGTAGATATTGTTATTCGTATCCACCTCAAAGCCAGGTGGTGCAGTCGCATCAGTATAGTTGCAATAGAGATTACCTGCAGCATCTCCTGTAAATGCAATCATACCGTTTGCTAGTGTAACGACACCATCTGCTCCCTTATCACCTTTATCACCTTTATCTCCCTTGATTCCTTGGATACCTTGATCTCCCTGCTCTCCTTTTGGTCCTTGTATTCCTTGGATACCCTGTGGTCCGACAGGTCCCTGAATACCCTGAGCACCTGTAAACTCTCCGTTCTCCAGTCGTCTCTTAATATCGTCGATTGCTGCCTGCGCATCCGATACGACCTTATCAGTCCTATCCTTGAAATCATGATTGAATATCTGAGTAAACAAGGATAATGCAACGTCTTCCCATCCCGGCTCCCTTGGAGCATTCGCAGCTTGTGGATTGAGTGACTGCGTGATGTAAAATTCCACCGGTGAGGTTGGTATCCTGATCATATCTTTCTCTGAGCCTTTATAAGCACACATCGAGATATAGAGATTGCCCTCTTTCTCAAAGGCTCCTCGTGGTAAGGTCAGTACACTCTTGGTCGTATCAAATTCCAGTACACCAGTCTTCACCATATCCCTATCGTGGCAGTACAGCCACAGGAAGGAATAGCCATCAAAAAAGCTGTCAGTGAATTCAACCGACAGCTGTAGGTTCTCAGCATATTGATATGCGATTTCAGTATTGTCATTTTTTAATATCGTACCATACTGTTGTATTTTTCCGATTATGATGCTATCCATTTAATCACCTGCTCTCAGTCGTGCTAGTTCTTTTTCTAACACATCTACTCGCTTTATGAGTTTTTGTATCATTGCTGTGTTCAAAGCGATAAATTCATCGTAAGCAAGACCATAGACTTCCTCTCCGGTATCAGGATTTTTATCTTTGCAGATAGCTGCAAAATCTATAGAAGTCAGCCCCGCACCAGCAGCTGATTCCTCAACCTCTTGAGCAATAAACCCCGTATGTGTTCGATCATGATTGTCGGTCTTATCGATGTTTTTGTGTTTGTACGATACCGGACGAAGGTTTTCAAACATATTCAGATATCTGTCATCTATGTCTTGTATGTCACATTTCATATTTTTGTCGGATATGTCTATCGTAGCATTCACTGCATAGAGACGGACAAATCTGTTTAAATATCCACCCAGATATGTTGTATTGTCACGGTAGGGCATCAGAAAATCGGTATCCGCAAAAACCATGCCGGTTTTCAATATGATCATCTTCTCCACACTGTTGTCCATCATTATCGTAGAATTTTTGGTTGCTAGATAAAAAGCACCTCCGGCATTCATAGACAACGAATCACCATATGTATCTTTGGTCCTTATTAAATAAGTTTTATCGCTGAATACTATCTTCTTGTGCGTTCCTACGTTTTCTCCAAGATAGATATTATCCCCAACATGCAGATCCGTTCCAACCGAAATGGTGGTGTCGCCTTCAATTGATCCACCTTTTATCTTCCCTGTTATCTCCGCATTTGTCGCCTTCAATCCATTTGCTGTAACATTTCCGTTTGCATCAACATCAAAATTGTTTCCATTCGTAATATGGATTCCCCTTATCGTTCCGGCAGTAATAAAATCAGCATTGAATTTCCCGTCGATCGTCCATGCAGAATCATACGGTCCTTGCCACCCGGAATGGCTGAATGCTATACCGCCAAGATTCATCCGGAGGCAATGCTTCGCTTTCTCTTTCGGTAATGCATCAAGGAAATAGATTTCATTCTGTGTTTGATAAATATGTCCCTTTTCAGCCCATGCATTGATAAGCTGCGTGGCTATCTGCTGTGCTTGCTGCAAGACGGAGCCTTTCATCTTTTCTCCGTCTTCACCAAGAATGGATATCGCATTATTTACCTTTCCTGTAATGGTCTGCGGTTCAGAAGACAACGTGATTTTATTTTTCTCCGGTGAATCGTGGTATTTTTGGTACTTGATCACCTTTTCGATGATCTCGGTATGCTCGTCAATGATGACATGTGCAATATCATATAGATCCATTTTCAGAAAACTGTATCGGTCATCCGTTTCCGCAAGGTCATTAACTGTAACCTCAAAGGATAATACAGGATATGCCTGCTCCTTCAGCTTCTTCTTCGCATCTGATAGCAGATTCTCCGGAACCGTATATCGTTCATCCTTCCATATGATCCAGATCGGATGTGCCTTTCCTGCATATCCGTTATCCTCAACGTAGGTCTTACCTCCATTAATGGATGCGAAATTGACATAGCTGCCATCCTCATTCTGCTTTCCATATGCCGTGATCCTGGTGGCGAAATCTTTTGAATTGCCTTTCATCTTAACACTTTCCAGATTCAACTGTGGAGTGATATAGATTCCTTTATCTACGACCTGTTCAGGATCCTTTACAATGATCTGCTTATCAAGTGTACGGATTTCGTATGTAACACTGAATATCTCCTGACATTTGAATAACACCTCATAATCAGACGCATCTTCCATCTCCGGAGTCCTTCGATAATCTCGTATACCTGCGTTTAAGATAGACCAGCCAGACGGTTTGATCGCTTCCAGAATCTCTGATAGGCTCTTAGTCTGGAACTTAGCCATATCCTTCGTGTTGAGATAAGGCTCATTCTGGTGCCATTCATCCATATCCAGATTGCAGGTTATCGTGCATGCTGTCTTTCTCTTATTGATATCTTTGATCAGGTAGCGGTTCTCTTCATTTCTGACAGGTGTTTCATTGGCGATATACCGGTACATTTCATCACTGGGGAAATGTCAAAGCATAAAGTCTGGGTACCGTCATATTCATATGATGTATAGTAATTCTGCCGATTGGTAATCGGTAACCAACCTTCCTTTGTATAAATTTCAAGCATCTTGTTCCTCCTATACGAAAATTGGTGTATATTTCAATACGACTTTTACAGATGTACTGCTCATACTGATTTTTTGACTTCCCGGATCCAATGTAGGAAAGCTGTTCTGTTTCAGCGTACAATCCGGATATTTATTCGGCTCTGTATCTGTATAAACTTTTTTCAATTCACCATCGAAATAGACCGTTCTGTTTGCATACAGCTTCCGGATGGTATGCCCGTCAATAGTGAAGGAATCCATAGCTGCCATTGGCGTTATTTCATACACACATTCTGTTTGCCAATTACCTGCGACAACGATATGGTTTTCCGCCTTACTAAGTAACAACTGGCGTCTGCTTCCTTCCTGTATGACGGACAACGGGATCGTCACCCTGTACCAGCCCTGCCAGTATTCATCTACGGGTTGGCTCAGTTTGGATAGATAGCACCGATATTTGAATCCATCTTCAATGTCGATCATGTTCTCTTCATGGTTCAATAGCTCTGCCAGAAAATCAGATATATCCTTCTTACTGCGAAACTCGGCTATCAGCTGCATACTCTTCGGCGTCAGCACTCTTTTGCCAAGAACAGGACGCAGGGAGCGTTCAGGCTGAAAGACCTCACGCTCTACTGCATAGGGCTGATATGTGAAGGAGTTTACTCTCATATGGAATCGTTCCATCCGCTTGTTGTTAATTCGCATACCACACCCTCCTATCTTAGTTCTGCAAGCTCAACACCCATTTCAGGTGCAAGCCAATGCGCAACTTCTGCACCGTTATCCAATACGAATCTAAACTCATTAACACCATTACGTACTAGCTGCATGGTCTTTGGGAACGCGTTCACGACACTCTGCTGCTGCGTGATCCTAGCATTCGTTTCCAAAGGTACACCGATGTCATTCACGTTGGCATTTACTTGTTTCTGCAATTCCGCATTCATGCCGTCAACCTCATTAAGGATATCCTTCGTCGACTTCGGCATGGCCATTTCAAATCCAACAGCAATTCCTGGAGGAAGCATCTTACCTACAAGATCACGCAGCAGTCTGGAAGGGGAATGGATGCCGAAGAAATCCAGCATCCCATCTACGATTCCATCACAGAATCCACTGATCTTATCCAGAATCCAATCCTTTACACTTCCGATACCTTCCCACAGCCCCTTGATAAGGTTTATACCGATATCTACCATCTTGCCAGGCAATTCCTTTGCTTTCTGAACCACGGAATCGACGAGCTGCTTTGCGGCATTGATACCGGTATTCCAAAGATCAGACCCCCATGCCCTTACTTTAGATACTGCATTTGTGAGCCATGTCCAAATCTTTCCTGGCAGAGACCTAAACCAATCGACAACGCTATCAATTGTTTTTGATACCCAATCTCTTGCACTGGTATATATATTGCTTCCCCAGGTCTTGACTTTTTCCCAGGCGCTTTTCAACCATTCCCATATCTTTCCTGGCAGTGACTTGAACCATTCTACTACCGAAGTTATAAATGCCGGAATATCTTCTGTAACGAAGTTCTTCAGATCGATACCCCATTGAATAAAATGGCCAATGATCTGACCAATCATATAGCCAATGTTATATGGTAATTGATTGAACCAGTCAATCACACTCTGGATCCACGCCGGAATCGTTTCTGTGAAGAAAGCTATGACACTGTTCCACGCATCCTGAAACCATTGAACGATGCTGTCACACAGCTCCTGCAGACTTGTCTTGAAATCTTCCCATGCCTGTGGGATCGTCACCGTAAAAAACTCAGCGATACTGTCCGCTGCACCGGAACACCATTCGACTATGCCGTTCCACAGGTCTATCCAGAACTGTCGGAATTCCTCAGAGGTATTCCAGAAATACACGAAGGCAGCCACTATTGCAGCTATGGCCGCAACGATCAGTGTGACAGGCCCGCCGGCAGCAGCCACCAAAGCGCTGCCCAGCCCCTTGATACCTCCACCAGCACCGATAGCACTTGTAGCTAATTTAGAGAATGCTCCGCTTCCAGAACCAAGTTTGATAAAAACAGTATTCATCAAACTATTACCATTGCTCATTAGATCAAAGAATCCAGAAATAGATTTACTCGCTTTGCTCACTGTATTTGTGATCTTCCAAGCAGCGAACGCACTCCCCACGCTGATTACGACCGGCAGCAGCTTCTTGATTAATGAGATCAACTCCGGAAGATGCTCTGCAGCATAATTCAATCCCTTTTCCATGACCTTTCCGACATCGGAGATCATTTCCTTCAAGGTTGGCAGACCATTGCTCTGCAGCACTTCGTCGATCGACTCTATGATTGCTACCATCCCTCGTGTGATAGCAGCCTTCATATTATCAAAAGTTCCCTTCCAGGAAGCGCCTGCCTCTTTGGCAGCACCATCAATGGCCGCAAACTTGTCAGTTCCTTTTTCCATCGCATCCTGCAGGACATTCAGAAATTCTTCTGATGAGATGCTGCCATCTGATAGTGCTTCACGTACATCAGAGAAGCTCTGGCCAGTCGCATCCGCAAACAGCTGCACTGCAGGGATACCGGCATCCGTCAACCGGTCCAACTGATCTCCCTGAACCTTCCCCTGTGCGACCATCTTTGCGATCGCATCTGTTACATTGGCGTATGTCTCATTCGTACCATCTCCATAGAATGCAACCGCATCTGCCCAGGTCTTCACCTGTCCTGTTGCCTTGTCCATCGACATACCGGATGTTACGAACTTCTGACAGCTCTGCGCTGCTACATCAAGTCCATATGCGGTCCCTGTCACAGTATCCTTGATCTTTGCCAAGGCCTGTTCTGCAATCTTGGAAGAGCCTGTCATCGTCGTCATGGTACGTGTGAACTGTTCCATCGTATCGATGCGATCCATCGCACTTCCGATGGATGATTTCATGGCGTTGAAGCCTGCAGAGACAGCCTTGGTGATTCCGACGGCACTCAGAAGGCTTTTCAACTGCGTACCAAAAGACTTCGTTTTCCCCTCCATCGACTTCAAACGTGATTCATAGTCTTTATCATTAAGATCTACCTCAATGATGATGGAGCCATCACTGTTCCCTAACAATCCGCATCACCACCCTTCAGCCCTGACAGAATCTCTGCTTCCAGCTCTTCCTGTGACCTCTCCTGTGTCTTTTCCACTGGCAGTGCATAGAACTTTTTCAGTTCTGTATAACGCTGCTTCTGTTCCTTATCCAGTTTGGAGATATCTGCTGTACGATAGCCTACCACCTGGATGAACTTCGTCTGATCTGTAAGTCCCTCAAATAGACTTTTGAATTCCCACCAGTGCAGCTCTGCGGCAAGTAGATCGATGCCATACTGCTGGCGGAATGCAGCTACGATGAGGTCCATATCATAGTCAAAACGATATCCGATTTCACATTGCTTGCCAGAGGTCTTCCGTATCGGTTTATCTAGCCTGTAGAAAGAAAAAAGAGCCTGTATCAGCTCTTCTGAAATATCATCAGGCATGTTCATGACTCCCCGTATCATGAAATACAATTTGTAATCCATTTCGATTCCTGCATCGACCATGATATTCTCAAATTTCATCCAAGTGCGGAAATCTGTATCTATCGTATAGTCTCTGTTATCTGCTCTTACGGTTCTTGGCAGGTCGTCTCTTGTTAGCCACATTCTTCATACCGTACTTTCCATCCGCATATTCCATCTGCTTTGTGAACCGCTCCATACTATTGACGATCCCCTGTACTGCCTGAAGCTCCTTTTCTGCGGACTGCTGACGCTTTTTCATCTGCTCAGTCGTAGCAGCTTCCTCCAGACGTTCTTTTAGTGCTTCTGCAAGCTGTAGGATAACATAATAAGGCTTTAAATCATCCTTATGGAAGATCTTACGATATGCACCAGCGCCCAACAGTCCGTCAATAGTATTCCGACAATCATCGATGAAGTTTTCCGTTACAAGTCGGTTCCCGCGATATTTATCCATGAAATCGCTGATCGTCTGATGCAATGTGATATCATCCGCATCCATTTCGAAGTGTAGTCCTGCGATATCTAGTGGGATGATGTTTTCCTGTAATGTGATCTTCATCTGCTATGCCCCCACTCCATCTGTTTTGAAGGTACCGGTTTTATAGTCGTACACGCCTTCTGTGAATGTTCCATCAGCGATATTGTATTTACCATGCAAGCTGTCACCCTTTTGTGCGAACGTTCCTTCCAGTGCTATCTTACCGCCACCCTCACCGGATCCTGGATTGGATGGCTGGATCTCATACTCGGATTTATGTGCTGCAAATTCCCCTGCAGACCCTTCGATCGGCGCCCATGTTTCTACTTCATAGGCCGTAAACATCTCCCCGATCAGCTTTTTCTTACCTACCTCATACACATGCATGACAAAGGCGTTATCCGGAATCAGTTCTCCCGAATACGATACTGACGGTGCATATCCTGTCATATTGGAATGCTGGTTCTTTTCATTGATATACTGTCCGTCATCTGTATTCGGTGATGCGTCCTCTGTCCAGTCCGTGATACCGGTACCGGCAAGGACCGGCTTCTCTATACCATCCCATACAGCATAGTTCAGATTCTCATGTCGATTGACGACAGTGCTTTTTGGTGTAAATGCCATTACTCAAATGCTCCTTTCTTTTCATATACTAATTTGTAGGCTGCCACGAAGGTAGCCGTCTTTTCTTTTTCTCCGGTATCATCGACCGGTGTTGATGTCATTTCCAGACTGATCGGCTTCGCATCCGTTAGGTGGAGATTCGGAAATCCTTCTCTTGTCTCTCGGGCAAATGTCGCAGCCAGGTCATTCAATGGCTTCGTGATGTCCAAATTATGTCTGGTATCCTTAACAGATGCCTGCATGCTTACCATGAACGAAAACTCTGCCTTATATCCACCGGTGATATACTGCTGAAGGATCGGAACATCATTCATTCGTTTGAAACAGATCGCCGTTTCTTTGGAGTTTGGAAAATACTCCAGATACCATCCCTTTGTGTTTGGGATCCGGATATTACTGATGTATCCCATGAACAGATCTTCTACGATCTGCCTGACATCCTCCAATGCTACATTAGCCATGCTTGAACCATCCTTTCGTCAATTTCACCCATTTCCCTCTGTTTTTGCTTTTGGAACGGATATACCATTCAGGGCCGGCAAGCGGATGCGTCTTACCATACTTCAATGCCTTGCTCGTAGTCTCTTTGACTTCTCCAAGTCTTGCCCATGCTCTGCGAGAGCGTATACCGACCATGACCAGCCCTTTATATAAAAATCTAGCATATGGACCATTCCATACGACCTTATCTTTATAGCGGTTCTGATTTGTGATTGCGGATTGAGAAAGATTTCCTTCCTGCATAGGCACATATGGTGTCGTATCCTTGATGACCTGACTGATGAGCTTCTTTTTACATTTTGTTAGCTTCATCCGGTCTTTCAGCATACGCTTGTTTCCATCGAACTGGATCTTTACCTTGACACTCATTTCCCTGTTATCTCCACTCTGATCGGCTTCGTACCATCGAGAAATATCTCATTCACTCCTGTTATGGCGTATTCATCATCACGAAAATTCAGCGTATCGTTGGTGTTGATAAAGAAATCTGTTCCGTACTGCAGTACACGGTCATTTTCATCATAGGCAGTGTAATCACCAAGCTCTACATACACGATGATCTTGTCATCAGTTGTGATCCCGCGCTTTGACTGCTGCATACCGTAGCTTAGATCTGCTTTCACATGTAGTATCATGATGACCTGTTCAGCTGCCACTCCGTTTTCGTTTTCAGGAAGCTGCTTGATCAGCTGTACTGTATGCGGTCGGAATCTTCTCGGTAGCACCCTCACCAGTTCCACCCCAGTTTGAGCAGACCGTTGCGGCGAAGTTCCGCCATGATCACAGACTTAGCGAGCGGAGAAAATGGGATCCCTTTATAGGACTGCCCGCCGTTTCCCATCTGAAATGTATAGCCGCTTGACTGTACCTGCTTCAGATCCAGGTCAGATGCACCGTTCACCGCTGCTGTACCGCCATTTTGATCGATATAATCGACTTCAAAGCACAATGCCTTATCGAAGTTCCCATAGCCATCTAATGTGTCCTGCAGTTGATCAGTCCTTACGCGGTCATCTATATACATCTTTAAGACTGCTTCAGCTTTTGGAAGCAATACATTGAACTCCGCTTCCCTAACCGTCCCCTTGTAATCATCTCTATAATACCGATAATCCATTTCAGCACCTCCTTAAAGGTAAGGAGAGGATTCCCTCTCCTACTGGTTCTTGATCAATGCGACATCCTTCGTTACTGCAGTCTTTGCTACGACTACAGTATCGTTGACCGTGATGTGGTCTTTCTTCGTGATCTTCACAGGATAAGTCCCTTCACGTAAATTAAATTCCACAGTACCATCAGCACCTGTCATCAGTTTAGCGCCGTTCACATCGACGCGTGCTTTCTCTACCAGATTAGCATCTTCACCGCTGCCATCCTTGACAGTGAAAGTCACCTTTTGTGCCGTATACGGCGTTGCAGGCTCCAGGTAAGCGAATGCGCAGCCGGTACGATTCTCATCAAGACGGGTTGCTGCGTTCGGCAATGCCCAGCCCATACGGAATACGACACGAAGCGCAATCATGTCCTGCTGTGCAAGGTTATATACGATCTCCTTGGTGACCGGATCCTGAATAACGCCCTGGTCGAGGATCTTTACTGTGATATCCTGACGGATCGCATATACCGCCTGCTTGAAGTCACCGGCTACCAGCTGTGCGATGTTTTTGTCATAGCTGCCATTCGTAGGGAAATACATCGGTGCTCCATCAAGTGCATACTGCGTAGAACCCTGCATATCGCTCTTGAAGATCAATGCCCCATCAGTTGCACGAAGTCCACGCAGCTTAGCACGCATGCCTAGCGCAGACAGACAGCCGCTTACCATGTAGCCGTCCTCTTCTACCTTGGAGAATACACCGCCTTCACCCAGCAGCTTGTCATACAGATCCTTGTCTCCTGTATCAGGGACATTGTTTCCTGCCTGGCGAGCCAGTGTGATGATATCAGACTGCCATTCAGCCGGACGGTTATATCCGAAGATGGTAGCGGAATCGACACACTGTCCGATCGCCTCATTGACACGTGGTGTGATCTCACCCATGATATCAAATTCTGCATCATCAAGAACTGCTTCCGGAATCGGTACGATAACGGCTAGCTCACCTGCTGTCAGATACACGTTGTCCCATGCCTGACGGGTCGTCTGTTTCATACCGGTATCACCATTCACCCAGTATGCGGTTGGTAAAAAGTCCAGAACACGGATGCGTGTCTGCTTGCTCGTCATGTTTGGCAGCTTACGTGCCATCCCCATGAATACGGACTGCTTCGGTGCGTCCTGAAAAATTGTCGATACGACCTGCTCTCTGATGAGAGCTTCCGCATCCTGTCGATTTGTAATATTTACTGGCATAACTTACTCCTTTCCAAACAGCGATCTAAACGCTGCGTTTGCCTGATCTTTCTGATCAGCTGTATTCTGATTCGGCCCCTCTGTCCTCGAAACAACATACGGTGTTTTGGAGTCCTGAAATAGATAGGCGTTGTCTTTTTTTACTGCTTCTAAGGCTGTGGTGATGTCTGCCTGACGATTCTTGCTGTTCTTAAGATTAGCTACATCCAGCAAAGCAATAACAGCCTTGTCATTGCGGGCACCTGCTCCTTTTACAGCATCTTTCAACAGACCGGAAAATTCCAATTCATCAAGTTTACCCTGCCATTCTGTATCCTTATTCGCAAGCTGAGTGTTCAGCGTGGATATCTTTGTCTGCAGTTCATTGACATCGACACCTTCAAAACCTTTCAAAGCAGTTTGTGCAGTTTCATACTGGTTTTTGAAATTGTCACGTTCTGTTGTCAGTTTCGTTATATCTTTTCCATGCTCATCCATGATTTTATCGATCATTTCTTTTTCGAGCTTAAGATCCTCTAAAAACTTTCTTTTCATCTTTTCACCTTTCCGTCTACGCTTTGTTTACATGGGTCGCATCCACTTGACTGCTCGCCTTTTTACGCCTTGCGCTGTGGCTATTGTAAATGTGGTCCGAAATAAGGCAGCTTCCGCTTCGGTGGATCATTCATGTACGATGTCCTTTCTTTCATTCTCATTCCACAAAAAATGCAGGTATCGTGATATTTAACGACCCTGCAATTTAATTTAGTATCATAATAACAGTGACTTACTGTCACATAAGCGTGTCGGCACACATCATTCTTCGATTGTCTGTATCCCATACGCTTTTGCGCACTGGTTCTCAATTCGGCACCCTCTGGCATTCTTCCAGTCTCCGCCAAAGTACGCAATATCTGCCTGCGAAAGAAATTGTATTGACTTTCCTAAATACCAAACAGGAATAGATTTGTTAATTTCGCCGGGGTAATCAGTAACGAACGAATCTATCAATTCGATTGATTCCCCCATTCGCTTTTCTGCTTTACGTTTGATTTCTTCTCTCTTGTTTAATATTTCATCGTCTGATAAACCTCGCATAGGCTGTGATATAAATAGTTTCTTCATTTCATTCTCCTTGTGGGGTTGCCACTAAAAAAGCACCCAGTTTATGAGTGCTCATCTGCTGCTTCTCTGATTTTCTTTTTGTATTCTTCTAATAGTTTTCTTTTCGGTAACACTTTTCTTGTACTAAGCTGCTGACCTTTCAAAGGAGGAAAAGATGCTTCTAACTCCTGGTCTTTCTTGACCCATTCTTCAAAAAGTGCTTTTTGTTTATCATTTAGCTTTTGATTTGACATATTTGATATATCCCTCCTTATCCAGCTGCTTAAAGATCAATTCATGGATATCTCCTTCAATCTCCCCATACATCAACGCTGTTCCAATGTCACCATACATATAGCTGTCATAATCAATTGATGAGATATCTTTCAAGACCTTTACTTCATAACGCAGATTTCCATATGTTGCTCTTAATTTATCGATGACAAGACCATAATTTTGTAAGAACCAGAAATCATCATTTTCAAAAGAATTTGTTTCAACATCTTCTAAAATAGGGTGGTTATGTAGGATAATCGCATCTTTCAGATTGGCTTCATCAAATCTGACTGACTTCTTATCTCCTGTATAATGAAACACTTTACCATCAGCCTGTAAAACATAGGAATGCTCAACCGGTAGATCCTTAATTTCATTTTCATATTTATGGATGTAATTGTCAACATGTTTCATATCGATTTTCTCAATCAGTATCCCTGCAGCATTATTTGCTTTACCGCCAGCACTGCTCCCTAGCATAACTTTTCTATTCGATATGCTTTCCCTAGCGTAATTACGTTTCATATCTGGATACTTTTTCAGGAAGTCTGCCTGGCGTTTCTGCCATTCTCTAACTTTCTTCGCTTCTCTGGTGTTGTCCACGCCCCCAGCCTTGTTCACGGCCTGCCTGCGCTTCCATTCACGGATCTTCCTCTCGTTATAACGCTGTTCCTGATCTAGCTCGTACTGCTTTGCGTTGGCTTCCTCATCATAGTGTTCGAAGGATAATTCACCATCGAAATTTGGAAAGAAGTTATGCCGACAATTCCACCCGCATAGTCCGGCACCGGTTCCGTATCCGGTAGCTTCATAGAAGTTCTGCAGTCCATTGACCGGTGTTTTCCGCCAGAACAGCATACCCTGCCATTTCGCATGTTCCGGTCTTGCCCCCATATGGGATGTCGTTTCCACCAGATTGCAGTCCATCTCATCCAGATTCTGCTCCTGGCATCTGGCCGCGGTCTGATTGACACCTGTCCGCAATGCATTGCGTATGGCACTATCAGCTCTTCTATGTGCACCGGTTGGATAATCTATCCATCGGATCCCGTTCTTTCCTAAATCGTTGACTGCTGTTTTCACTGCATCTGCGAAAGAAAACGCTCCGGATGATACAGAAAGATATGCCTGATCCAAAGCGTGCTCAAATGCCATGTTTGCTGCAGATGCCATCGAATTGCAGATGTTACGTATTTCTGTATTCGTAGAGCGGATACCATTCAGAATAGCTTGTGTCAGATCTGGATGCGGAGGTTCTATCCCTGCTGCTTTAGCCATATCATTATCTTTCTGCACAGATCGATAAGAGGAATCGCGTATGATCTCTTTCACTTTCGTATCAGTGATGTTTAGAACTTCCGATATCGCCTGTTCTATCTCCAGCATTGAGACGCCCAGCTCCTCCAGTTTATGCATCTGATATTCAGCTGTACTGGTCATCATGTAATCATTCTGCGATATCCTTCTGGCGATGTCTTTCAGGATACGTGTTTCTAGTTCGTCGAAGTACTCAGCGATTCCCTCCGGTACATCCCTCAGATATTTAGGATCGAGCATTAGCTAGTCCCCTCTAAGATTGCTTTTGCTTTTTCCTTAGATACACCTATCGCTGTGGACAGCACATTTACTGCTTGACCTATTGTCAAAGTACCTGCAGCATATTGTTGAATAATAGCAATCAAGGATTGTGTTTGCGCACCGTTTAAAGCCTTGCCAGCTATTTCTTCATCTTCATCCCCTGTGCTATCAAGCCCCAACTGAGGATTTTCTTGCTCATCTCCTGGAAACGAGATGCCAGATCCTACTTCTTGCAATAGTTCAGCTTTCGCCTGCTTTTCCGTCAGCCCCTGCCACTTCACCTTGTATTTCCATTTCGGCATCAGCCCCTCACGTACCTCCTGCATGTCCTGAAGACGTTCCTTTTCAGCATCTACCACGATACTGTCATCCCAGTCGAATGATACATCAAAGTTGCCATAAGGACACAGGTTATAGATACTGCAGTAGAAATCTATCGCATCGATCAGGTCCGTCAAGGCATCCTGTAGCGCCATCTGCGTATCAGATACGAGGGTATAGGACCTCTGCTTACTGCTTTTGATCTCTTCTGCAGTCTTATCCACATTCTGCGGATCACTGATTGTACCATAAGCAAGGCTGCAGTTAAACTCTATGAGCTTCAGCTGCGCATTGAAGCCTTGGAACAGTGGATCAGAGCGTATGTCCGGACTGAAGGTATCCATCAACGGTTTATCTCTTGCCCCGGTATCGAATGTCAATGGGCGATAAAGTCTGTCTTTCCCATGTGGATACAGTTTCTTACTCTTATCGTTCGGGTCATCCTGCAGCATGCTTTCACCGATATGGACAGCGACCTCCTTTGCTTCATACTCCCAGCTGATCTGACTGTAGCGTACATCTGCTTCACGGATCAGGTCGACTGCACGGGAATATACAGAGCATCCAAGCGGACTGTCCGTATCATCAGCGTTGGCCAACGGTACCTTGAAATAACCGAAGGGTACTTTCGCAACACCGGAGAATATCACTTCATATTCCAGCCGCGACCATTCCTGAACACTTTGAACCGGTATCTCCGTCCCAAGCGTTGCATCAGTCGTACTACGGTATGCGTGATTCGTGATACGCAGCTTGTCACCTTTCAATTCATGATCTTCCAGCCTAGTGAAGATCGACTGGCCTTTCCGCATCTGTTCTGCGAACACGCACCTTGTGATATTTCCCGAGTCGTCAAACGATACAGGAAAGAATGCGTCAGCCTGGATGAATTGGATACTGATCCCCTGTTCTGTCACATACGGTTTGAATACCAGTCCGCCCTTTGCACATCCGTATTCAACGTACCTTCGGATGTCCTTCAGCATCTTTGCATAGGGCTTCTGTAGATACTCCGCTCTAGGACTTCCGGATATCTCTGATTTCAATTCCAGAGTGACCAGCCTTGCAATCTCGGAAGCGATGGCTGCGGGCAGGTTGCAGCTCTTCACATTTCTATTCAACCAGAAGGCTTTGTTTTGGAACATCTTAGACCAAAGCTCTATCTGTGTAGCCATCTTCATAGTTAGAGCCATATCTACCTGCGTTTCTGAAGTCTTGTTCAGTTCTTTTGCAATAAGGCTCATCATCCTTGTGAAATTCATTCCATCACCTCCTACTCATACCGGATGAACTTCTTGATATACCGTTCGATCGTATATTCAAATGCATCCAGGGTATCTATATCGCTGGTCCCATCATCCAGCCGCTCATCCACTGTGATCTCCTTAGGATTCCAGATAGCGGTGCATAATGCAGATACCAGTGTGTCACACATCTCTGGCATATAAGAAAAGCGCATCTGCGCCATCATCCTATTGGTGAGGCGGATACGCTCCGTTATTACTTCTTTCAATGCGTCGTCGATACGCAGCCAGCCGAGTCCGTTCTTTCTAGCTGCACTTTTCAGTCCATTGATCAATGTCTGTTCTGCGCTGTCACAATAGACATGTGTGATATTACCATACATGTTCAGTACCTTCAGGCAGAAGTCAATGAATAGCTGCCCCAGCTTGTCCGGATCGATATCTTTCTTGCTGCAATCATGCCATTCCGAAGCCAGAGTAATGATTTCCTGATATCCTCTGGTGATACCGGTCGCAACAAACGCATGACCGGAACCGTTGCCTCCGAAGTCCACGCCGATGATGATCTCCATGAGGTTCTTCGGTTTTTCCTTACGCTTGAACCGATTCTCACCTGTTTCAGCTTCAGATTGTACGGCATCAGCGAATGCACGGTAGATAAGCCCCTCCGCAATCATACGCTTTCCAAGGATATCACGTTGGTACCAGATGCTGTTCTTATCATACTGTGCCATGATCTCCTGAAAACGTTCTTCTGTTACAGTTACGTTGTCGAATATCGTGAAGTGCTGATAGTTGTAGCCACCGATCAGTGCCCCTTCTTCATCCTGTTTCGCATATTTGTCGATGTAGTCTCTGTAGATCTTAGCCTTTGGGTTGTCTGGATTGAGGTCCCAGAAAATCTTACGCTTATCAGCTGCCAGCTGCCGGTTGAATGCCTCACGGATCGTATTCTCATGATGCAGGTTGATTTCAGTTGCGATCCACATGCCATATGAGTTTCCACGTATCTTCTTGAAGCTGTCTGCCTTGGCCGCACCTGCAAAGATGACGATACGCTGTTTATATCCTGTTGCGGGTCCTTTGATATACAGACAGTCATTGTCCTTGTATTTCCCCCAGTGCGATTGTCCACGGAAGATGTATTCCAAGCCGAAACCATTGGCGTCACCGATATTAAGCTTCGCATTCGCCACTGTAGAACCGGTGGCCAGATGGATGCGGTCTTTCGTGAAGCGAAGCTCATGAGCGAACGCATACACGTTATCGACGGTCTTACCGGCACGTACAGCGCCTTCGGCTACATTGATTGTACACTGAACACACTTCCGGATGTAGTCGATATGTTTCTGTCCGAATCTATACTGTATCGTTTTCTTCTTTGTTATCTTCGCCATAGATCATATCGTCCGTTTCTTCCAGGTCTTCAACCTCAGCATTATTACCCGTAAGCTTATCCGTCTGCGCCCTTAACTGCTCCAGCTGCGCTTTCTGTAAGTCTGTAGCTTCGCTATAATGCTTATCCAGCCATTTTAGCGCAAACTCTTTGCTGACAAGTTTTATAGAGCAGCCGTCTTTGCCCTGTTTTACTTCCTGAATAAGTGTGCCATCAACATCACATGATTCTTTCAGGTTTATGACGTTCATCATGAATGTGTTTCCGTTTTTATCATGCACCTCTTCCTGCCCGAATGACAGATAATCGGTTACATCCGAATAGGCAATGTCAATCATCTTCTGGAAGTAATCTTCTGTAGAATACATGGTCTGTTTGATCTTTGCATCTTTGATTCTTTGTATCTCTTCTTTTATTCTAGCATTCCCTAGCAATCGTGGACCGTTAGCAGCTGCCGTGAAGTAGTCACAGCTATATGCTTTTTGATATGCCTTAGTCGCATTGAACCATCTTACATAATACAAACAAAAAAGGCGCTGTTTCTCGGTCAGCTCCTCATTGTTCAGTGTTTCTATTTCTTCTGGCAGTAGCTCTGTTTTAGGAGGCTTCTCTATACCATTGTTCTGTTTAGTAACGTTATCTTTCGGAATAGTAACGTTACCTTTCAATTCCTCGTCCCAGTGATCTAATGATTTCCACCTGCGAATCTGTGTATCTTGCTTACCTACAGCTTTAGCAATATCCTTTAGCAGCATCTTACCTTTGCTATCAAGATATATCCGCTTAGCTTCGTCTCTGCTGGGACTTCTTTGTCTTGGCATAGATTAACCTCCTTTCTTTCTTACGTTGCTGGCATAAGTACAGCTCCTGTCCAGTCAATTACTGTATCAGCATCTGCGTACTTTAACCTCTGCCGTGGTGCAGCACGTACATACAGCTTGTTAAATGTCTCTTTACGTACGGCAAAAACCTTAGAGCCGCATTGTACAATCCAATCTCCTGCCTCCACGTTAATGATAGCGCCCTCTTTGCTCTCTACTTTGACACTGGCGTATCTTGCAATGATGTTTTGCGGTGAAAACTGCTCCGCTCTGACTTTTTCTCCGGTTTTTTTATTTATGTATATCACGTTATTACTCCTCTCTCTTGATATAATCTATCACATCATATATCGCCATCCATATTATCCAGTTGGCAATGTATGCTATTACTGACATAAACACAAAGTAAACACACGCTATGAGGATACATATGATTGTATTTAAATACGTTTCTGTTGGCACTAGGCTGAATACTGACAATAAATTAATCCTCTTAATAGTTAATGCAGTGGCCACTGTGATAGGTAATTTTGGTCTATTCGATTTTGATTCATATTCACACCATTTTTTAAACAACATATATATCATCCTTTCTGGGTAAAAGAAAAGCACGTTTTCTCCTGTATCCCTTATAACGGGCAGTTCTACGTGCTTTGTTTAACAGGCGCTCGGTTAATAGCATACGTCTATGCATCCTTGGCCTCTATAGAGTTATCTGTGCCACATTGCTAAGAGGTGCGATAACTACGTTTTAATTTTAAAGCGCCCTTTTCAGACGCTTTACGCTGGTAAGTCCGCTTAGGATTCCTTACCGCTATTTCCTTTTGGCTATTCCGCCACCAGGGCAACCAATATATCTAACAGGTTTTCTCATTAGTATGAGGTCCTTCCCTGTTCCGATATCAATTTATAGCGCTTTTTTGTGCCTCCCTACCCTAATCTACAGGCGATATATGGGTGGGGGATCACCTGTAGATTACGGCAGGCATCCGAAGATGCCGCGTAGACCATAAGGGAGAAAGTGAAGCGTCAGGGAGAAGCTTACGCCTCATCCCCCGTACTTCCACGCTATCATTATATCATGTCAAATCGCGTCACCGAGTAGACAGTTTCACAAAATATTGCTATTTCTAGAAAGAATTTGACTTATTGCACGTCCTGCATATTTTTTCACTGTATTTTCTTCCATTTTTAAATCATGGCCGACTGCCTTTGCGTTTCTGCATTGATTCTTCATGATGTATTCTGTTGCAATGGCGTAATATTTTTCAGTGAGCACGCTTATCCATCGATCTACCCTATCCATTTTCTGTTCGTACATTTCTTGCATTTCCTCTAAATCGGATGATTTTATTGCCATGCGTTCCTGCGGACTTTTACCATCTGATACACCACTGGGCATCTGTATAATGCTTCCGCCAGTTGAGCAACTAAGAGAATTGATTTCATTGTTAAGCACATGCCACTTATGTAAATACAAATAATAATTCATCAGTTCTCCCTTTATGTATCCTTTTGTACTTTCTTCCTCATCAATGAGAGGTTCTGCTTCATCACGCCAGCTCATTTGATTTTCCACCTGCCCGCTTCCAGATTATCATACAGCCCTCTTACTGTGCCGTCATACATCATTCTGCCAGTACTTAGTTTGCGATACGCTTTAGCCTCTCTCTTGTTGTGATCGACTTTGTAATAGCCTTCAAGTCCGACAATTTCAAAATATTTGTCTTTGCCGATATCTTTAAACTTCATTCAGTCACCCCTTTCGTTCAAAACGCAGATAAGCATAAATGATAGATATAGCAGGATGCACAGTGATAGATCAACCATATTTCCTTTTCAGCTCCTTTTCTGCGTTTCTCCATTTTTTTATTGCCATCCGGATGATAAACCACAATCGGCTGTTTGTATGTATACGGCCGTCTATGCTATTGTATTTTTTCATCGGTTACCTCCCCGCGATAGAAACGGTTTTCTTTAAATTCTATAAAATCTAAACTTGTTTCACATGAATCTGCATATGACTTAAAACTACCTTTAGGGTGTTCTTGGCTGGGTTCAAAAAGAATAACTATTTTCCTATACCATTTTTCCTTATCATCCCACACCCACATACCTTCATGCAAATCTTCAAATTTTAGAGGCGGATTGTTTGTGCGGCTCTTATACTTTGTATACACGCCGTTTTTAAAGCATTGTTGTACTCCTATATAGCACATTTTATCTTGCTGTATGCCAATGGCACATAAATCACATACGCATCTTACTTCACTCATCACCATTACCCCATAGCTCTTTCATTTTATTAAATTTTGCAGGAACGCTTTTCATACATTCCACGAAGTCGTCAGACGGTATCTGGTCTATGCACCCCATAAGAGAAGCCTGTACAAAGAGAATTTCTTTCTCTGTCAGGAAGCATGCAGCCATTTTAGCAAATGTGAGAATAACTTCTTCAAGTGTTGCGAATGGTTCAAACACAACAGCTTGACCATTTTTCTTATATAGCTTAATTTCAATATCACCTATTATTGAAGCTTCTTTCAAATCTTTTACACTTCTTAATGATTCGCTGCCTTTGTATGCTAATTCTGTAAGTTTATTCATATTCATACTCCTTAAAATGGTAGATCATCACTGGCGATATCCAGTGTACTGCTTGTAAAGTCATTAGAGTAGGACTGGCTGTTGTCACTCTGGTAGCCATGATTGCTTCCCTGGTCATAATCAGGTACATAGGCATTGCTGTTCGCATTGCTTGCAGCTGCGCTTTTGCTTTCCAGAAATTGTACACTGTCTGCGACAATCTCTGTTACATACACACGTTTACCGCTCTGATCATCGTAGCTGCGTGTCTGGATTCTTCCTTCCACGCCGACCAGTGAGCCTTTGTGTGTATACTGATGTACAATGTCTGCTGTTTTGTTCCATGCAACTGTGTTGATAAAATCAGCATCCGGCTGCCCTTCCTGCTTGAAGCGGCGGGTGCAGGCCACTGTAAAGCTTGTGACGCTGGCTCCGTTTGCAGTCTTACGCAGTACTGGGTCTTTTACAAGCCTGCCAGCTAATACCACTCTGTTGATCATATTTCAGCCTCCAGTCCCTAACAGAAGTTGTTTGTTCTGGTACAACTCATATGCTGTATCCCCGTTTTTATTTACAAAGTAAGGCAGCATGATTTGATCTATTGTAACCATTTCTGTTTCCAAGATTGCAAGTTGTGCGTCTAACCAATCTTTTATATTACGCCATGCCACATTTTCTGCTTTTTGATAATCGGCTTTGATTTTTTGTCGGCGAAGTACCTCCAGCATCTTATCTGTGTTTCCTGGTAACTTAACGCCCTGTATCCCCTGTGATGTTACAATCGTAAAACAGACACAGGTAATGTGACCATCATCCGAATAATCAAACATAATTTGCCTTGCTCCATGCTTTGCAAGAATAGCCTGTATATCTGCTACTGTTTGTGCAGCTGTTTTGGTCGTAGTGTAATTCTTGATTGTCATTCTTCTTCACTCTCCTCCAGCATATCGTCGATATTTGCCCTGATTTCTTCTAAAACTGAAACAGCGTATTCTCCACTGTTTTTCATGCTCCACTCATAGCGTTTTGTTTTTAGAGATTCTTTTCCGATGTCCACAACGATATGATATAAAACATCCTCTAAAACCTTTAAATTACTGAAACGTCTACCATCTGTATGGGCTTCTCCTACGGCCTCAATGCTTCCGATATATTCATTCATTACTTCGCGTATTACTTCGCTGCGATGCTCGATTAGCTGTTTTTCTTCTGACATTTATATTCACTCTCCTCCATGCAATGCTCTTATTGCCTTCTTTAATTCATCTAGTGCCACATAATCTTTATCATTAACAGTGACAAGTACATTTTCCAGACCGCACTTTTTGAGTATATCCTCAATTTTTACTATGGCATGACCAGCTATTACTGACTGCTTCATGATTATATCTCCAGCGCCAGATTAACGTCTGACAACATCAGCTTTTTTGAATTATTGTAAAATTCTTTTTTTATCTCAAATCCATAACAGCTGCGGTTTAATTCAGCACATGCTCGCAATGTTGATCCACTTCCAGCTACTGGGTCAATCACCACATCACCGATATCTGTGTAAATCTGGATGAGCTGCTTTAATAAAGGGATAGGTTTCTGAGTAGGGTGTATTTTAGGATAATTACCACCCCTATCCCACTCGAACCAGTCAAGTATCATCCTTCCATTGTTGTTAAACTTCGGCAACTTATCACGGTATAGTACAATCGCTGTTTCTGTAGCACCGCATACTCGCATGTTAGCCTTTAGCACCTGTGATGATGATTTCTTAACAAAGAATAACGGCTGAGCATGGTTGAATCCGAATCCCTTTGCATACTCTCTTATTTCATTAAGTTGCTGCCAGGAACAGAAAATAATCATGCAAGGCGCCTTCCCTGTTTCCTTTGGTTCTTTTTTTAATAATCGTACACAAAACTGGAAGAAATTATAAATCTTGAAATCATCATCCGTATCAAAGAAGGTTTTCCCCGCCTCGCTACTTTCACCGTTTGTGTTATCGCCATCTATATACCAGTCTAAACGCGAACCATATGCGTTTGTCCCTATGTTGTATGGTATATCAGCTATTATAAGCTGCGCTCTCGGTATCTGATATCGTTTCGCGTTTTCAAAATGATCGTTATATAATTCTATTTTCAACTCTTACACCTCTCTCTAAAATAGTTTTAGTTGTGTTTTATTTCTTTTGATTCGTTCTTTTGCTGTATTAAATATGCTTTTATCTAATTCTATTCCTATGTATTTTCGATTTGTGTTTTGCGCTGCAATACATGTTGATCCAGATCCCATGCAGTTATCAAGTACAATATCATATTCGTTTGTATAGGTCAGGATAAGATATTCAAGCAATGCAACAGGCTTTTGTGTAGGGTGCAATGAGCATTTCTGCGTATCTGGCGAGAACACCTGTATACTGCGTGGGTAGCGTTCTGAGGAATCATAAATACAGTCTTTATCTACTCGGCCATATACAGCCGTCTGCAATTCCTTACGCCTATACGATTTTTTTCTCTTCCCTACTGTCATTTGCGGATTATATGTACATTGATTTTTGTAAAATACACATATCACTTCGTGATTCCTCATAGGCTGCTTCTTTGCGTTTAAAAATCCGGTGCCTTTGACCTTATCCCATATCCAGTCATATTTATACATCTGTAAATTACTTAGTCTCAGGCGGCTTGCGAATGGTTCTGCGCCAAACAAAACAATAGCTGCGTTGTCTTTTACTACTCTGTGGTATTGCCCCCATAATTGATCAAACGGTATAACAATATCCCATTTACATTGCGTCGTACCATAAGGGAGATCGCACAGTATCATATCAATACTTTTATCTGGAATATCTTTCATCACCTTCAGACAATCTCCATGTTTGATATAACTTTCCATTTTACCTCCCTTAAAATAAACTTAATTGCTCGTGTAGTGTTTTATCACCGTAAAATTTTACGAGCTCATTGTGCTTACTTGTCAAACACGATTCATACACTTTATCATTTATTTTGTAAGTCCTATATTCGTGACCTGTTTCGATAGTTGCTTTATCAGACGGTATCAACATAAGTGTATATGTCCCTACATCAGCCATATAAACAGCTTCTTTATCTACCCGCTTAACGTACTTATCGGCTGGCACAACATCAATTACACTGCCGTCCATGCAATATGCTTTCATAGTTTCCTCTCTTTTTGTAACGATGTCCTCCATCCATGCGTCAAACTGCCCTCCCTTCCCGCATGTACCTGTGCGAACTATTTGCCTTTTTATCAACTATCCTGCGCATGAAATAGGGTCGTTGTCTTGCTCAACACATGGATGGAGGACACCATTTTTATTTAAAATAAAAATTGCTGCTCATTTGCTTTTACGACTTTTGTATTGTCCGTGGTTATCTCTCTCCTTCCTCGTACTGTTCGGCCGTGAATCCTCTCTGTTTCCATTTCAGCAGGATACGGTCAACGTAATCAATGCTCTGCTTATCATAGGTCAATGCCTCGCGTAATGCATAACGTATCAACCTATCATCATGCTCCTCTGTCCACTGGCAGATTGTCTGTACCTCACGCTGTGATAACGGTCTGCCAAATCCCTGCTCATACAAATCAATGAGCGATGAGTTGTACATGTCGGTTTGTTCCTGCTCTTGTATTTGCAGTTGTTCTTCAACATCCGGAAACGGAGATACGCGCGCGTTGTTTATATTATTTAAATGTCTTTTACTATCCTCTACTATACTAACCTTACCTAACCTATCCTTACCTAACCTAGGCGTACAAGTTGTATCCAGTATGTATCCATTCTGTATACATGATGGATTTTTGACCGTATATGCCTTATTTTGCTTAAGTTCTAGCATAGATTTTTCCAGCTCGTATGCTGTTGGTTTATACCTATCTTTCTGTATGTAATTATGCATTTTCCAGTGCTTGATAACGCATATTCCTGTATCAAAAAGATAGATAAAATTCTTCATCAGAAGGAGCTTCATATCATCCTCAGAAGCTCCTATCATTCTTTGCACTCTTTTTGGATTTCCCAGAAATCCATCATCATCCGCTTTCATTCCCAAATGGAAATACAATGCTTGTGCTGACAATGACATATCCTGGAATGCGTCGCTGTCTATTATCTGTGACGTAAACATTCTTCTTTCTGCCAATTTACCACCTCAATCTGTTAGCTTTCTGCAATCTACAATTCTGCAAATTCCTTTTCCTTCCGCTCTAATTCAGCTGTTAATATTTCCCGTAACTTTGTATCAATTTCTATCGTCGTATAATTTCTGTATCCAGCGTGCTGTCTGTGCACGCCATTCCAAATATGAAGAGTTTCGTCCCCTAGCATTTCTCTTATGCAGCAAATTTCTTCGTCCAGTTCCACTGCCTTGTCCAAAACTTCTTTATTCATTTTCACGTCTCCTTTATCTTAATACCCTTTAATTCCGCCATTAGGCGCCGCTTTAGGCGGTACACAGGCGTTTTTACTCCTTTGGCATCCTCCACTATCAGTTGACCGTTTAGGTCGTTATACGTAAAGTCTGCTATGTATCTGATAGGCATACCGTACTTGCTCTTGGGTATTAACTCAAACGGCACCTGCAGGCGGAGATTTATTATCTCCCCTGCCTGCTCCAGTAGCCGTAATTCTTCGTAACGCGATGCCTCATGTTTGCTGTCAAACTTAATTCCGTCTACCTCTGTTTTGACTGCTCCATACTTGCTCTTTTTAGGCTTTGTGGGCGGTGTTTGTGCAGAGGTATACTTGCGTCCGTCTGGGTAGTTAATCATCATCAAACACCTTTAATTCGCCTTTTTTGATAAAATATTCCATTTTCTTATCAATGGCAAAAGGTGATAAGTGATTCTCTTGTATGAATACCTCATTGCCTATCGTGTGACACTTTATATGACATCCCCTGCACAAAGGCAAGGCGCGTTTACCAACATGCGATATCTTATGACGATTGTTTCCTGCACCGACCGCATCAACATGGTGTATATCGGCATGTTTCCCACATATTACGCATCTTCTTTTTAAAGCTAGTGCATATGATTGCTTTTCGTCGAATGTATATTCGTAGTCCGTAATAATCTTCTTAGCAAACGGTATCTCGTTATATATGCAGTAGTCAATAATGGCCCGTATTAAGCCGTTTGCGTAGGTCATGCTGCAGGAAGACAGACTTTCCACTTCTATTTCCATTACTGATGCATACTGTTGTTGTAATTCCATTCTCACCCATTCCGAATCATAGCCCGTATATCGTGCTATCTCTCCGCATAAAGCGAAGATAAAACGCCTTTGTTTATCTGTTATATGCCGTCTATCAATGAGCTTTATATCAACTTCCAGCGTATCTCCACAATCAAGAAACATTTCATCCGTTTGTTTTAATGCAACGGCATCTATGCAATAGACACCGTTGCGCTTATACAACTTGCTCATTGCTTAGAAAGGAAGATCATCATCCCTTATATCCAGATGACTTGCATATGCCTGCTGTGGTGTAAATCCGCCAGAAGGTGCGCTTGTCTTTTTTAGCAGCTTGTCTTCCGGAATTGTTACGTTGTCAATTTCAGAGACAGCCCTCACATACATACACTTAGTAGAAAATTTTGATTCTCCTTTATCATTCAGATATTCTTCCCTACCGAATACGCCACAGAATTTCTTTCCTTTCAGGCTTCCTTCATCCCAAGACCATATGTATCCAGGATTAGATTCCAGTATCCGGTTGATGAAAGCTTTGAAATATGGATTTGACTGTTCTGTTCCATACCCCTGATAATATGTACCTCTCCACTTTGCATTCGGGTCTTTCTTTCTATCCGCTGCAAGCATTGCACCATAATAACCTGGTTGTTTATCTTCTGGTGCGAAGTCATATGCTATAACGAGCATCTTGTTTCCACTTTTAGATACTTCTGTGCGCGCGCCAACGATTGCACATATGTGTCCGCCTAACTCAATTTTTTCAAAACTTCCAGCTTCTTCTAATTCATTCCATCCGTTGATTGGTTCCATTTTATCCTCCTACTTAACTGTTAATGACGTTTTCTCTACTAAACTACAGCCAGGCACGTCAATTCCTTGTTTCAGTGCTGCACCGATTTCTTTCTTCATCGGCGATGTTTCTGTTTTCACTTTTAAATATTCTTTAGGTATGAGAATTTCTGCATCAATAGAAACTGACTTTGTGTTTCTCGTACTTATGGTGTTTCTGGCGGTAGCAAGTTTCTTTTTACCACGCATCATCAACGCATTTAACAAGTATTTTTCCAAATGATCGACTCGCTTCTGGTCTGAATCATTTTTCATTTTAAGAGCATCGATTTCTTCTTTTCTTGCCTTGATCAGTGCCTTCACCTCTTTAATCAAACAGCCGATATTATCAGCTTTTACTTCAAATTCTTCTTTGATTGCATCCAATTCCTCATCTGTAAACAGAATCTCTCCTGTTTCTGGATCAACTCTTTCAAACAGCTGCAAGTATGCTGCATTGATTTCATATAAACTTCTCGTCATGTCAATACTCCTCCAATACTTTGATAACTTCCATAATGTCATTATCAATTTCATCCTCTTCAAATGCTCCCATAGGCGTTTTTGCTGTACTGTTCTTGGCATGTGTCTCAAATACATAGCGTCCGCCTGCAGCTTTTGCATTCAGGATGGTTGTGAATTTGCTTTCAAGACAGATTTTGTCAATCTTTTTTCCGCTCGTTTTGATGCGAGTAAACATATAACCGCTGTCATCGCGCTCTGTCTGCGTATGTGCTGTAAATATGATATTGAGATCATCGCGCAGCGTAGGAGCGGTGTCCACCATATTCCATATACACTGTGCAAGATCCATCCACTTGTCGTAGCCTTTTTCTTTGCATCTGCGCATTTCATCGCCCACCATGATGCCATTGATTGTATCAATGACTACATATTTGATTTCTGGACGCTTGTCGCTGATTTTGACAAGCATACGCATAATTTTGTCTGCATCATCGCTGACCATGTAGTTCTTATTGTCTGCATTGTATTCATTGCGCCAGCCTTTCCAGCTGAGACCTTTTTTATCACAGTCAATATATACTGTTTCTTCCGGTGGAAGATTGCGCATTGCGGTCGTTTTACCACTTCCGCTCTCTCCCATAACACATATTACTTTGCTCATACATTTTCCTCCTAAATTTCTTCCAGAAGGCCTTTCATTTCCTCCTGATAATCGTCTGTTTCAATGTATGTCTTATACTGGTTGATTTCTTTTAAGACATTTTCAATCTCGTTCTCTTCCAGCTTATCCATGACTGTTTGATACTTTGCATCGTCACCTATTGATTCTGCAAACACGAGATAAAAGTCAGTCAGTAAATGATATTCGTATGCGCTACGTAGCCTCTGAATGTATTTATCGTTTTGCTTGTTATCATCTACATACTTGTCAATATACGCCTCTCTAATTTCCTCGTTTGTAACGCCTTCGTCGTCCAAAAATTCGGATGCTAAGACAGTTAATTTCTCTATTTCGATATCACCCTGCTGTTTAGCATCTATATATACGGGTAAATCTTCAAGCACATGGTTCCTTTCGTGATAACTGATCATTCTGAATATAGCTCCGTTTATGTTTTTAATAAGAAATTTGATACTGCTGCCTTTGAGGGAATATGATACATCCTCTTGATCTCCCCATGTATTCGGTCTACTGTTGTCCCGCAGGTTCAGGCGAAACACAATTCTCATATTTTCCGTTTCAATTTTTGTCAATTTGATAGTGATGACAAAATCCTTATACTCAAACAGCGTCCATGTTTTCTGCCATAATGCAGGGTTAAGATAATTCTTGATGATAAAACTGTAGTCCATTTTCCAGACTTTTATTGCTGGTAACATATCTCTTCCTCCTTAAAATATTTCTTGTGTTGATTTTGTGCTACGCTCAGTAGCTGTCATAAGTGTGTAATCTTTGCCATCCTCGTAGATCGGGAAAACTTCATCACTTGGGGTTCTTCTCCAAGGTCCTTCACTTTCCCACACGTCATAGATACATTTACGACACATTTCTTTTCCGTCTCTCCAGTGCAGCATACCGTAATATTCCTGTTTCCCACACTTGGGACATACAATGACCTTTTTCATGATGTCATTCATATTCTGTAATCCTTTCTTCTTTCTTAGCTTCTGCATCTTCCGCCTGCAGGTCTGCCAGCTCGTCTGCTGACAGCTGCCACTCATCATCGTAGTGGTCTGGATCCATGCGGTTATAGATGGTTTTCATGATGATTCTCCAGTAATACGATGGGGTCGCATATAACTCCCATACGCAGGGTGTTGTACATGCCGATAACCAAATATATAGTTAATACTGCATGACCGATTACTATGTATTCCCACACATTATTCACCCAGTTCTTCGATTTCCTTTAGTGTTACACTGGATGGGTTCCACCCCTCTACAAAGTGACATGCCTTGTCAAAATCCTTTGCTCTGATTTGTGTACGTGGCCGTGCGTCCATTGCGTTACAGATATCCTGATTGATTCCATGTCGTAAAGCTCCGCATTGCTGCTTCGTCCACTGATACTTGTACACTTCTTTCACAGCCTGCAGGCGCTTATTAACAAGGTTTCCGATATAGCCGTACTGTGTAGGGTCTATTCTTGCATTTTTTTCTAGATGGGTTACACGTTCATCGATTTTCTCAACCTTTGCTTTCTGGTTATGCGCAACTTCTACAAGCAAGTCCAGCTTCTCTTCTGGTGTGGTTGGCAGTCCGTCTTTGATTTGCTGCTCCATTGCATTAAATGCCTGAATGTATTTGATTTTCCATTCATTGGCCAACTTTCCATTAAACCCCATGACCAGAAAGGTAAACCCATCTTTATTCATGAGATACATAGGATACTGCTTTCCTCTACTTTCGTAAGTGGTTTCGTAAAACCAGGATTTGGCGGCTGAATTTTCAGCCACGAGATTTTGAATAGACTGAATAACATTTTTATGCTGTTTGCCAAAATCCTCTGCAATCTGTAAGCTACTTACAACTGGTTGCTGATGGTAGTTGTCGTATGTAATAATTATTTCTTTGTTCATAATGTCTCCTTTCTGACAATTGTGTGATATGATTATGAGTAAAGAGGGAGTGGGTTGTATGAACGATCAATTACTTGTGTACATAATAGATTCATTTGAAAAATTGGTAATTGCATCTATACCATCTATCTTTGCTATTTTGTTGTTTAAATTATCTGTTGATAAAGAAAACTCAAATAAAGATAATCAGATGCTAGAAAATAGGATAAAAAATCTTTATATACCGTTATATCAGCGCTATATGCGCGGAAAGCTTCCCTTAAATCTTAAAAGCACAATAGATAGAGATCGCCCGCCAACTCCTTACGATATATGGAGCGAATTATTTGACTTTTTGATTGATAATATCCATTTAATGGGTGAAGATTCACAAAACTTAATGCATGATTTTAATAATCAAATGATAGAATTGATGTTAGGTTTAGCTGAAATGTCAATTTACAAAAATTCATTAGCTATAAAAGAATTTGACGATGTATATACAAAATTAATATCATCTTTATTCAGAGAATATATAAGTATATGCAATAAATTAGGA